TCTGCGGTCCTCAAAACATGAGGTACCGGATTGACGCGTGTACCGACCCGAGTGACTTACCGTCACAAAAGTCGAAGTTCTGCGTAGACGCCTACCCGTAAGCTTGCTACGGGTAGTGGTACTCGGCGTATCTTCATGTGTTATCAATGAGGATACATCTCCTGTCACGCCAGCTAGCTCATTTATGAGCCTAGCGGTATGGCTAACAGGAAGGTCCTGATGGCTTCGACCACTGTAAATATCAGTGTTCCGAACGCCACCACGGAGGGCCAACCAGAGGTAGGGCGCATGACGTAACTCCTTTCTTTCACCAGGAACTAACCTGAGAAATGAGAAGCGATACACGCCGTGACCTATGTGCTTCGGTTGACACCTAACCGCAGGTGCTAGAAAACCGTAGCACCCGAGACTAACACACTTAACACCGGCATCGTCAGGATAGTCACCTGGAACAACTTTAACTTTGTTGACCAGGTCACAGACTGTAGACACCAGAAAGTTAAGCGTGTTACCGATCTCATGCTCAGACCAGCGCACTAGTAAACCATTAGTGAACTTGTAGAGCATCGCCTCATAGGCTTTATCGCCTATGTTTGCAGCGCCATTTCTAGGTTGAAATGGCCGTACGTCCACCCCACGGTAGTAATCACCACCGCAGGACTCCTTGAAGTTGCCAGTGTGATAGGTTTTATCAAGATTTATCACAAAGCCAACACTGCTAAAGTAAAACAGCACAAGAGGGTGCATACGTGACGCATATATCATATCGTCACCATACACCGAGATGAGCCTACGATCAGAGGCATGAAAATGATAAGCCTCGATCGCCTTCAACAGAGCCAAGAAGACCAACGTTTGTAGCGGGAATGTGTAGCCTATGCCCATTGTGCAGAAAGTTAAACTCTCAACACGTTGACCATTTGGCAACTCGACTGTCCCTATTCTCGAAAGATTCATCGTTTCGAACCAATCAGGAGGTAACAATCGTTTAACTAAAGCAACGGTAATAGAATCCGAAGCATTAGAAAGATCAGCAGTAGTATGCATATCGTATACACTTGCTGTCTGAGCTAATGACCTATGTCTCTGTTGAAGAGACGAAATGTCATAGCCTTCCCGCTTTAACCTTTTCCGTATCATCTCGCCTATTCCCTGACTCTGATATGAGCCAATTGTGGTATTCGGCATGATTGCTCGTAAAGATTTAAACGTTTTGGGGACTAGCGTCAACCTCAGCGAGTCTGTTACCTGGTAGACCTGCTTTTGTAAAGCACGGTCTAATTGAGCTGTCCAGTATTCTTGGACACACTCAACTTCACTCATTTCTTTGTTGAACCAAGTAATTTGCTCGAAGGAACCGGAAAGCGGGAGCTCCCATTTAGCAGCTTCACAAGCTACGTTAGCAGGAACTCCGACCGATGCCTTTCTTCCAAACCGGGAGAGAGTGCGACATTCTTCGTCGCTGTATGGACCTAAAACTCTGGCCACATAACGAGCCGCGTGATCTAAGATCTTCTTTGAATGCAAATCTAGAAGATCGAAGTCAACGTTGGCTAGCCGATCTTGAGTTTCGAGGAATGTCTGAATCGACATATCTTCTAATTCTTGATCGCTGTAGATATCCTTTCGGAATCTGTATCTCTTCAACACCGACTGCATCTGATACGTAGCCTTATACGTGGCTACATCCATATCGTTTGTCGGTACCGGGGTCAATTCACGTATCCTAGCAATGTCTCCAGTGCGTAAAGCACCCTGAAGATCACTGCAAAAGCTAGGGTCGTTAAGATTGATTTGGAAGTCCCTGAGAAGGGACGATGCTACGTTGAGCATCATCTGATCGGCTGAATTTCTTCGAGCCTTAAGGATGGTCTTCATTTGTTACCTCCACTTTTCCGTAGGGGGTGCATGAAAGCGGATCGCTATTCGAGCGACCCGTTGGCCCAGAAGTCCGTCGTGTCAGCATCCGTCAGCAATTGTGCGGCGAGCTTATTCAGTTCGAGCGCAGCTGCGGCTGTTAAC